GCGTCCATGACGTTCAGCTTCGCGGTGCGCTTGATGTAGCCAGCGAAGCGGTCAGACGGCTTGGTCGGCGTGCCGAGGACAACCTCGTACACAGACACGATGTCGCCGGATTCGATCTCCTGAGACTCGACGGGGCCTTCACGCTCCACAAGCCAGATCGTGGTGCCCTTCTTGCGGATGAGATCCCAGACGAAATCGTCAGCGGCGACCGGCTTACCGGCCTCGTCGAGGTACCGGAAAACGGTAATGTTGCCCGCGTAGGAAGTCGGGCCGGGGGCCTTGCCCTCGCCCGTCTTACACATCTCCTGCTCGGTGATTTCCGTGTCCGAGTCGGCGCCGAGCGCATAGTCCGACTTCATGATGTGGCACGAAATCTTCTTGCCGGCCTTGATTTCCTCGATTGCGGGCTTGGCCAGATCCTTGGGCTTCGTGGTCAGGGCCCACAGGGTGATGCGCCCATCGGCGAGGGTCTTTGCACCTGCCATGATTTAGTCTCCTTCGGTGAGGTGGTCGTTGGTTTCGTCCCCATACTCGGGGGCGTATTTGATTTCCTCCTGGCCGCAACACAGGGGTTCGCGGGCCTCGGGGGGCGGGGTGAGCGTCCAGTCCGCGCCCCAGATCGGGTGCCCGATCCAGTGCTCGGGGATGTCCTGGAATACGCCGGTTCGGGTGTTGTAGGCGGTGACCATTCAGGCCTCCTTCGTTTCGGGGGTGGCTTGTGCGCGGAACGTCACGCTGCAGTAGCGGGGCGACCGGTTCGCGGGCGCGCCCACGGTCGAGTCGTCCGAGCGCACATCCGTCACACCCACGTGTGCGAGCGGGAAACAACGCCAGCCGTCCACCATGGGGATCTCTCCGGCCAGGCAGGCGGTGACCTGATCGGCGAGGTCCAGGACGTTCGCGGTCGTCGCTGCGACAACCTGCACGTGCAGGCGCACGTCGACGTCGCCGCCGCATCCGCTCATGGCCTCGGACGTAGCCAGCGTGGGCGGCCCCCACACGAACACGAACGGCAAACCTGGGTTGCTGGGCGGGTCGCCGACGAACGCCTTGACAGATACGCCCGCCGACGTGAGGGTGACGAGGCGGGCGCGCATCTGCGTCATGATGTCGAGTGTCAACCCCATAGCTCTCCTACGATGTCAGCGACGGCTTTCTGAAACGCCTCGGCTTCCTCATTCAGCGGTTCGATGGGGTCGCGGGTGTGCCCGCCGCCCCTCGAGGTACCGAAGTACGCAATATTGGCCAGGGCACCAGACGGCTTGTCGGGGCCGATCTCAGCTTCGATGGTGTGGTCACCATCGATGAGGTCGTACGAGATGCTGCGTGCGACGGCGCGGATACCAGCGTTGCCCGACTGCTCGAGGTCGGCCTGCATGGCGCGTTTGATGTTCAGCGCACCCTTGCTCACGGCGGGCCTAAGCCAGCGGGACAGTTCGCCGGGCATCCTGGTCGCGTCGGCGGCGATCTGCCTGACCTCGGTCGTGTCAATCTCGATACCAGTCACAGGAGGTCGTCTCCGTTGGTTTCCACGTCCACCTGGAAGCGCCGTGAGGTGACGTGCGTCTTGTCAAACAACCCCGTGACGCGAAAAACGCTCAGGTAGCCTGCGACGCGGATCAGGTCACCGACCCTTACTGCGTCCACGTGGTGCGGTAGGTGGATGCTGTAGCGCTGAATCGTGACGAGTGCGCCGGCTGCGTTCGCCGCGGTCTCGTGTGCCTCGTAGGTCTGTACCTTGCAGGGGCCGGACCATACGGGGGTTTCGTCGATCTCGTCGAGGCCGTCAGCGCCGGTGGTGACGGTCGGGCGGGTGATGGCCGCCCGGTCAGTCATGAGGGCTTCGGCGGCGCGGCGACCCGCGATCACGGCGGTCCGGGCGCTCATGCCCAACCACCCGCCGGCGTCGCGTCCGCGTCGCGACCCCCAAGCCAGGGCGCGGGGGTCAGCACCGGCATGTAAGCCCCCGAGGTGGACCCGTCCTGAGACAGGCGCGCCCACTCGTCGGCGGTGAGGGTCAGCTCCACAGCGGATGCGGCGGCGTCTAGCGTGTAGCTGTAATCGTCGATCCTCTCGTTGCGTTTCCCGTCTGGGTTGCGGGCGCGGCGGGCGACGACTTCGCTGATGACGTCGGCGAGGATCTGGCGGTCGAGCGCGTTCAGGTTGCCGAGGCGGGCGCTGATGATGCGCTCGGTCTTAGAGATCCAGTTGGTGATCTGGTTCTGCTCGTCAGGGTCTGTGATCGGGCGGCCCAGTGTGGTCGCCACGTCGATTACGGTCGCGTAGGCCACGGTGGGCCGCCTTTCACTCGTCGTCGGTGGGGGTGGGTTGCCCGGCGGGCGTGCGCCGCTCGTACCCGAGGCGCTCCCAGTACGGGAGTTGACTCGCGGGCACGGCGACGTGGACGCCCGCCGGGCTCGTCAAGTGGACGATAGTGTCGGTCACTTTCGGGCGATCTTGACGAAAGCGTCCTTGTCGGCGACCGTGAAGCCGTACTCGGCCTCCGCGCGCACGGCGACGAGGTTGTTCTCGTACAGCGAGACGAGTTCGCCGTTGATGGTGACGGTCGCCTCCGTGGAGATGTCCATGGTGATACCGCCGACAGTTCCCCACGCGGCCTTGGTCCAGTCGCCTGCGAAGCCGACGGTCTTTCCGTCGCCGACGTTCTCGTGCATGTAAGTGGCTCGGCCAAGGACGGAACCCGAGCGGAGAGCGGGCACGGTACCCGTGTAAGCGGCCTCGGCGAACAGCGGCTTGCCCGTCGTGTCCTTGGTGTTCAGGAGGTCAATCTCGAAGCCTGTATCAAAGGCAAACCCCGTGACCTTCTTCTTCGGGGTGCCCTGCAGGTTCAGGGCCATTGCCTTGACGATATCGTCGTAGGTGTTGGTGCCGGCAACGTTGCCCAGGGTCAGGGTCTTGGTCGTTGCGGCGAGGGTGGTCTCGAACGGCGAGGTGCCGTTGCCGTCGCCGCCCTTGTTGTGGAAAACGGCGAGATCGAAGGCCCGTGCGAAGGCCTCGGCGAGTAGGGCCTTCAGGGTCTCCGAGTAGCCGCCGGGGTTGGCTCGGATAACCTCCTGAGAGGCGACCGCGATTGCGGTGAGCTTCTCAGGCTTCATCTTCACCAGGCCGAGGCCGGCCTCGGTGGTGTGCTTCTTCGTGCCCTCAGCGGTCCAGTTCGCGGTCGGGCGCGACGTGACAACAGGGAAGGCCTGGCCCGAGGCTCCGAGGGGAACCTTACGGATGAGAGCCATTGCGGCGCTGCCCTTGGCGGCCTCGTCGAAAATGGGTCCGGCGAGTTCCGGCTTGATGAAGCCGTTAAAGTCAGAAAGCTTGCGTGCGGCGGTGATTGCCATTGTGGGTGCTCCCTTCGAGCGTGAGAATGTGGTGGTGGGGTGGGCTGCTCAGATGTCAGCGCCCGCCGACAGCCTCGATCAGCATTGCCGTGAGCGCGTCCGTGGTGGTCGCCGGTTCGGGCGCGCCGCCCTGCGACGGGTCGGGGCGCATAGCCAGCGGCGCGGGGGCCGCGTCAGAGGCCGGGGCAGGGGCGGGAATCGCGGCCAGGAGCTTCTCAGCGGACGCCGTGAGCTCCTCGGTGTTGCTGCCCTGCAGGAAGTCGGCCAGCGCGTCAGGGACGTGCATCGTGTGAATGACCTCAGCGCGGGCGAGCTTCGCCTGCAGGTCCGCGACCGTGGCCGCTGCCTGTTCGGCGGCGACGCTACCGGCGGTCTTGGTCTCGTCGAGGCTCACGGACAGGGCCGCGACCTGGGCTTCGAGATCCTTGACGCGCGCGTCGGCGGCCTTACGGGCGTCACGTTCGGCGCGCAGGGCCTTAACGCCGCCCTCGTTGAGGGTTTCCTCAGCGGCGGCCTCGTTGGTGTCCGGCGTCTGGTCGGGCGTGGGTTCGGTGGGCATGGGGTTGTGTTCCTTTCTCGAATCACTCGAGGGGGCCGCCCGCGCCGTCGCGGCGCGAGTCGGTGGCTTAGCGGGAGGCGCGCAGGAGGGCGCGCATCTGGGTCAGTTCGCCGTTGGTGGCTATGGCCGCGTAGTAGCGGGCCTCGACCTCAGCGGCGATCTTCGGGGTGAGGGGGTAGTCAGCGCCGCCGATGCGAGCGCCTCCGTGGCGCTCCTGCGCGCGCGGCGTCCACGGGTTGAAACCTCGCTGCACGTCTCGCCAGTCGCGGGTCGCAATGAAAACCCGGCGTTCAGCGGCGGTGAGGACCGACATCATGTTCGTGCTTCTGCTTTCGCGGTAGCCGCGAATCACACCGGACGACAATTGCCCTCGCCCGGTGATGTATCCGTAAGCACGCAGCGCCTCGACGGCCTGCTCACGGTTCGGATTCAGGCGATAGATCGTCTCCGGTGTTGGCCGCCGCTGGCCGCGCCGCAATAGCTGCCCAGCCCAGCCAAAACGAGTGACGCCTTCGTTAGTGAAAGCCCCCCGGTAGGCCATGTGTCGCCGCGCGTTGACGACCTGAAAAATGTCTGCGCCGTCGCGGATGGCCTGCGCGCCTGCCTTCGCAAACACCCTGTTTTGCTCCGCTTCGCTCATTCGGTTGAACACCTCGTATGGGTCGTCGAGCAGACCATTTGCGAAGGCCTCGGCTTGGTCGGCTGCCATGGTCGGCACATGCTTGCAGTCGCATCGTGGGTGACGCAAAAACCCTTGATTCCAGCGGTAAAAGCGGCCCGCAAGGATCACACACCGGCTGCACGATGGCATGTTCAGCATCCGCACGTAGCCCGTGCGTGGCCGGGCGGCGATCTGCACGCCCGCCGCGCCCCTGCCAGCGTCCGCGATCTCCGTTAGGACCATCATGGTCAGTTGCCGTTCACCGGCCTCGATGGCCTGCGCGGCGTCCATGCCCTGGCCGAATAGCCTGCGCGTTGTCCGTGCTGGCACATTTAGCAGTTTCTCGAGCCTGCGCCCGTCACCCGCCGCACCGGCGAACGCGTCCACGTCCACGAGGCCGTCAGGGGCCGCCCAGGTACCTTGTTCGCCGAGGGCTAGGGCGCCGCTGACGAGGGCGCTTGCCGCCGCCGTGCGCTGCGCTTCCGTCACCGCTGACACGACGGCGGGGATGTGTTCTTCCCAGGCCAGGCCGATATATCCGGGACCTAGTTTGCGCCACCGGCTGGTCGCTACGGCGAGGGCGCGGGCCTCCTGCTCACGGACCAGCCCGTAGTGGTGCCTAATCGCGGGCGGGATCGAAGCCATTGGCCGTGTCCAGGTCGTCGTCGGTCAGCGCGGGGGTGGTCTTTTCCAGGAGCCTAATCAGGTCCGGGTCAGTTTCCTCCTCGCGCAGGTACGCGCGTTCGGTTTCCTTGCGGGCGTCGTCCCAGCCGAGCTCGTCCCACGCGCCCTCGCGGCTAATGAGGGGCTTACCGCCCGCGAGCTTCTGCAATGCATCCGCTTTTTGGCTGAACGTCGGCGTCGCGGGGTCGTGCCAGGCAACATTCACGGCGCCCATGGGGACCGTGTGGCCCATGATGCGGGCCGCGATTGTCAGGGCGCGGGACAGGGCGGCGCCGCACTCGGCGTTGACACGCTCCACACGCTTGACCAACTTCGATTCCTCAGCGCGGATAGCGCCCTCAGCGGGGGGATTCGTCGTAATCAAGCCGAAATAGCGGGCGGGGAAACCCGTCAGGGACGCGGCGAGCTTCCCGTATAGCTCGATGGTGTTGTGGAAGTTGCTCAGTTCGCCGGGGGCAAGCTGGGTGACCTTCGCGCCGGCGTTCTGTAGAGCCACGAAGGGGTTGAGGTAGTTGGTCCACGCGCTCGGGTCGGCGAAGTCAGAGCGCTTGGCGCCCATGATGATGCGCTTGGGGACGGCGTTGGTTTCCAACGCGGCTTGCATCTGCGTGATCGCGCGGGCGGCCGCGTCCGTCACGCCCATGATGTCGTCCATCTCCGAGTGTCCCGTGGTTTCGCACGTCATCTGGCGGTTGAAAGACGGGATGACGGGGACGATGCCGAGGTGGTGCTCGTCGCGGTCGACGATGCGCCAAGCGCCGCCTACCGTCGCGTAGGTGGTGGTGGTGTCGGGCGTGTAGATCGTCGCGTA